GCTGAATCACCACAATACCTGACAATTGCCTTATACAGATCAAATCCATGATAACGATCGTGGTTGTCCATCTTCGTTCGAAACATGACAGATGTGCCATCGGTCTGCTTCATCCACTGAATAAAGACTGTAAATAGCGGATGTGTATACTCATGCTTCGGTCCCTTGGGGAACATATCCCAGAAAACCGACGTAGCAAACCGAACCAAATCAAACGACGATGAAGCGCCAATGTGCGGGTGCTTATTGTCATAAAACGGCTCCATGTTATACTGTCCGCCAGCCTCTTCATCTTCCTGAAACTGACTACTCATGAACAGTTTGGGTTCCTTAAGTCCAGCCAAGCGCATGCTGAGGATTGATCGATCGAAGTCGATAATCTTCATCAGAAACCCAAACGTCGGGACCTTATAGACCACTCCACCGTGATTGTAAATACAATGGGTCTGGTTCGTCTTGACATACATCACGTTGTTACCATGGAGATCATTGTGAGTGAATCCAAAGTTGCGCTGGGCATACGCAAGTGCAAATACCATCTGTGAGACCCATGCAACATGCTTCTCCGGCTCAGGGTGGAGCTTGATCAGATCGTAGAAGGTGCCCTCACAGACCTCCATGACCGTCGTCATCACAGGCACATCTGTAAATGTAGCCCACGCAAATGGCTCGTCCTCTTCTTCGGGACCCTCTTCCTCATTCGTTCCGTCTGAGCATGCACAGGACTCAATGTCGTATACATCATCTTCAGTTGACTCTTCCTCTTCCAGCTCGGGGGATCCAGAGGATGCAACATCATACGCCTCTGCCGATCGGTCTGTGTCCGGAGCACTGACGTGATCTGCATCCACGTCCTCAATTCCATCCAAAGCAAGATCCTCTGCGGTTTCAATCGCAATGCGGGCCCGGCGTGTGTGGCTGAACTCTGCATCGTGTCCGGCTGTGCGAAGCTTGAGTTCAAATGTCTTTCCAATCTTTTCAGCAAACCATCCCTTCTCGGTGAGATCTTCATAATCGTCCGAGATATCAATCGTGTGTGATCCGGCAAGTCCAGCGTATACACCATACACCTTAGGAAAGTGCTCACATCCAGATTCAGAGAGTGCAATCGATGTCATCGCTCCAACATACGCAGCTGTGTGAGGGCTCTGCATGCGGTCCTGAAGATCATCGGCAACATCGGTGCGCTTCGGAACCCCAAATGCACCATAATCTCCTCGCATCGTCTTGAAGGGAGACAGAATCATCGTAGTCTTGCGGTGAATCGGAATGGTCTGTCCGCGAACCTTGATATGCTTATCGTCCACAATGGACTCAATCGGAAATTCAAGCTTCACTCCATAGTCGTGGAGTCCGGCAAGGTTCTCCGTCTTGAAGAGCTTTTCAAGGCACGGAAAGAACGGTTGCATCGTCTTCATTGACCAATGCGTTCCATCCAACTTCGGTATACGGTGGATCTTCAGAGATACGGGTGTCGTTCGCAGATCCTTTCCCATTGTGAGATGTCTCGGCGGGGAAAGTTAAAAAATAAACGACGAGGAGAACAAGATGACGCAGAACTTCAATCTCAAAAAGTTCAACATGGAGATGATCAAAGAACGATGTGGAATGGATTCTCGTAAAAGTCCCATGATCGTGATCATTGGAAAGAAGGACACCGGTAAGTCCTTCTTGGCTCGTGATCTTCTGTTTAACGTCCAGGACTCGTTTCCCGCAGGCATGGTGATCTCTCCCACAGAAGCCGTGAACGAGTATTTCCAAGCGTTTGTTCCGTCCAAGCTGATTCACGATAAGTATGAGCCTACGAAGGTTCAGGCATTTATCAAGCGTCAGTTCGCTGCTAAACAGCGGTTTCTCAAGTCCAAGGCTACGGGACAGCCGTTTGACCCGCGCGCGTTTCTGATTCTGGACGACTGTTTGTATGCGGCAAAAGAGTGGATCAACGAGGAGTCCACACGTTTCGTCTTCATGAACGGTCGCCACTTGGACATGATGACCATTATCACCATGCAGTATCCGTTAGGTATCACACCGAACCTCCGCACCAACGTGGACTTTGTCTTCATTCTTCGTGAGAATATTCTAGGTAATCGTCGTAGGATTTACGAGAATTACGCAGGTATGTTTCCTACCTTTGAGATGTTTTGTGATTTCATGGACCAGTGCACAGAGAATTATGAGGGACTGGTCATTTGCAATAACGTGTCCTCCAACAAGCTTGATGATCAGGTCTTTTGGTATAAGGCGTCAGAGCATCCGCCGTTCAGACTTTGCGACCAGTCTTTGTGGGCCGATAACCGACCTTTCCAGTCCGCAATGCTCGCCGCCGATGAGTATAACTCCTCTTCGATGAGGAAGAAGAACGCCCCGCCCTCCGTGTGGGTAAAGAAGTCAGGTGGACAGTAGAACCGCCTCTTTGGGGAACCGATTGCTCCCCCATTCCTAACCTTTGGACAGGCTGCAACTCGCGGTCGCCGCGCCTCTCCGGCACAGGTTCAGGAGGTGCTTGGAGACCGATCGAACGTGGCGGTTGTCCGCCTTGAGCAACAGGCATCACTGCAGGCGCATTGGCTAAAGCAAGTGGCTGTTGTGCAAGAGGGGCCGGAGGGGCACCTTGAGGTTGATCTGTAAGAGCAGTCGGAGCAACAGCTCGCTGAATACTAGCCGTTCCATTAGTCAGAACAAGATGAGCATTTGGTCCCGCGATTCTAGCAGCCACTGCATTGCCAATATTTACAATAGCCCCACCTCCAGAATACAATATTTCACCTGCACCCCTCGCAACAGCAACGACACCGCTAGGTATGGTTGTGAGTATTACAATCGAAACACCAAGTGTTGTAAAAATTACCATACCATTCCAACCGGCATTTCGTAATTTCTGTCGGAGATCGTTTTGCTTTCGCAACTTAGATGCTGCTTCACGATACGTTATCTTTTTACAGCCATCTAACCCCCTATTGAGAGAGCATTGTGCAAGCTGTCGTGCTCCCTTTTCTGGGTTAATTTTTACCCCTAGGTTTCTCGCTTGATCTAGAAAATTATTTATGATAATTCCTTGTTGATCAGGAGGAACACCTTTATCAGAAAACTCTTGGACTGCAAGTCGCATGAATTTATCTTGATTTTCAAAAATCTCCATAATCTGGGCACTGCGTAGTTGTCGCTCCTTCTCTGTAATTTGCCTGTCAATTCGATCTAACTGTTGTTGTCCCAGACGATCCAATATCATCGACGCAATAATGCGATTCGCAGAGGGTTCCGTGGGGGATGATTGTGTATCTGCATATACACTATTAACAATCGTGGTATAAGGAATACCCTTTGCTAAGTCCGCTGCATATGTATTCATATTTGTAGGTCTGCCATTACGCATTCCTAATGTGACAAGACCCGATGTCTGCGATAAGGACACCTCGTCCGGACGAGGTGTCGCCATTGGTTGAGGATTTGGCGCCCGAGCGGCTATGTTTCCTAACGGTGTAAATCCTATGGGCTCAACACCTAAAAATCTAGCATCGTCTTCAGTGATAATAGCCCCATCCTGCGACGCATTCATGATCGTGTACAATTCACTTGGAGTGATATCACTTAATTCAGCTTGACTTAACCCTAAGTATAATAATCTCTGAAGCTCTTCTCTCTGATGCGTGAGATCTTTCTCCACAGATTCTAGAGCCGTTATCTCTGCAGCAGCAGATCCACGTGCATATTCAATTTTCCAGTTACCATTGACTGTATCTCTAACCGCTATAGAGTCATACACTCTCCATGATGTCTCTGCATTTTCTTGAACAGCCTTCTGACGTGCAGATTTTTCAGATTCCAGATTTAAAATTCTAGCCTGTCGTTTTATAACAACTGATCGAAGCATTTCGGCGTACTTTACTACCTGAGCAGCCCGCTGCGATTGTGGCGAGCATTCTGTATTTCCTAGACATAGGCGCCCTATTACAATGTCATCTGCAAACATTGACTGAACTTTCTGATTTACAATAGCCTGATCTGCCTTTAGCCGTTGTAACTTAGCAATTTCACCTTTTATTTCTGCTGCGTCCTTCATAAATGCATTTGGTTCTCCGAATGCCGGATCAGCAATCCACTCATCAACACTAGGATTTTCGCCTCCTGATATTAAAAATGAGGGAATTATAGCACCTAAAGCTCCTGATAGAGATGGAATTGCAGGTAATACAGAGTAATCTGGATTTTCATAGGATTCATGAAGATGTGTTCCAGACCATGTGGTAAGAGATATGGCAAGAAGTCCTCCTATTATACTAAGCATTCCGCCTCCGAGCTGGGTAATTTTTACCGACTGAACATATTTAGTGTAAAAAGGTGTTTCAGAAATACCATCAATGATTCGTTTGCTTCCGTAGATACAGGCTTCTGTACTGGGACTTTTATCTAGAGAGCTTGAGTTATCTACGATAAGTTTGAAAAATCTAATTTCCTTGATCAACGTATCAGCATCTAGAGTGGTCGCTAGTTCCACTTCGGTAATCTCAGTAACACATTCAATAAATTCATCACATCCATCATCTATTAGTTTTTTGATTGCTGGATTTTTCAGATCAAGAATCTTAGATATCTTATGTGCATTTGCAAGAGCCAATGCTTTAAGATACTCGTCTTCGTATAGACTCATTGTAATACAAGTCTATAATTTTACTCGCGGTGTGCACCCTCGCTCGGGTGAACAGGAGCTGATGCATCCTCTAGTGCCTTCTTAGCATCCTCGAGCGCCTTCTCCTCAGCATTGGCCTTCTTGCGACGCTCATTCTCATCCTTCTGCTTCTTGATGGACTCCTCACGCTGCTCGGCAAAGAACATCTCCTTGTTGGACTCGTTCTCCTTGTACTTGCGCATCAGCTCGTTGAGCTCCTTCTCAGCATACTCCACCTCCGGCATCAAGTGCTCTGAGGGATCCCACGGAAGCCAGGCACCCACCTTGCCAATGTAGAGGTTGTCCTTCGGGTAGCGACGCTGGAGAACCTTTGCGAACATCTGCGTCTCCTCCACCGTGGCAAATGCACGACGAACCTTGACACCACGTATGTTCGTTCGGAACTCCACCTGGTTATCAAACATCTCCTGGAGCTCCTTCTCATTCTTCAGAAGGAAGATCTGATACTGCTCGTGGATGTCCGTCTGCTTCACCTCCTCCTTACGCACGTTCACATACTCCTGCGCATCCTTGAGCAGGTCGTCAATCTTGACAGAGTACTTCTTGGACAAAAATGCCATGAAGTTCTCAAGTCCCTTGACCTTCCACTCGTAATCCATCCACGCCACAAACTTCTCAAACATAAACTCCTGCTTCTGCTTAATGATCTTCTCGGGACTAATGAAAGATACCACGCAATACTTCTGGGTTGGGATCTCAGGATCCTCATCCAGGTAGTCGATCGGTCCAGACTCATCCATCTTCGGAAGCTCAGTGCGGGGCATTTACTTAATTCCATGGTTCCTTTGAAAGTCCTTTCTCCGCAAGACACAAACATGTACGACATCCTGACAACCGCGTATCTCTTCTTCCTCCTCAGCCCCGGCGTCCTTCTGTCCCTCGGATCAGGTATGATGGCTGCCGCGATCCATGCCGTTGTTTTCTTTGTGATCCTGCAGTATATCTCCCTGTATATCCCCTGGTGGGTGGTGTGGGTGGTGGGAGTGCCCCTCGTGACATACAAGGTGTATTATGGCTCTGTGTAAAAAATATTCGGACCTAAGAACCAAACAAATGTCTGATTCTTCCCAGCCCAAGCCTACCCCTTCTGGCGGTGTCGATATGGCCGACCTCGTGACTCGTCTTGTGAAGTATCTCCTGGAGGGTCTCGCGGTGGCGATCGCCGCGTTTGTTCTCCCCGGCAAGACCCTCAAGGTTGCCGAGGTTGGAATGATCGCCCTCGTTGCAACTGCCACCTTCGCTATTCTGGATATCTATGCTCCCAGTGTGGGTGCCTCTGCTCGCACAGGTGCTGGTTTCGGAATCGGCGCCAACCTGGTTGGATTCCCGCGGGTCTAACTTAATTCTTTAAAATAACAATCGTAGACGCTGGTTTATAATAATCAATATACCGAGCATGCCAAGATAATGCAGGGTTACTAGTGCTATACATGTCAAAAACAGGGTGCTCAAGATCTGGATCTCCAGCATTTGCTTCCAATGTAACGTTGGTATCACCATCTTTAAACAATACATATCCAATGTGGTAAGGGGCTTTGCCTTTCATTACCCTCTTCCTTACAACCGCATATGCCTCACCCACATTTGGGTTGGCATTTTCGTTACGAACATTCGCAATGTTCTTTGCAATTTCAATATTTAGTTTATCTGTGTCTCCAAATTCAAGATTACTCTGTTTCTCTTTGAAAATACAGGCTTCCTCGTTATATCCAAGAATTCCAGATGCCATTGACTCTGCAAATTGAAGGCAATCATTTGGATCCAGTCGATGAGCAAATATATATGGAGTTTTTCCCTGATAATTTTCCTTTCCAGACAACCGTTTAATCCACGGATGATTGACTACACCTGGTTTAGCATAAAGTAACTGTGGTTCTTCCATGTTTATAGAAAAAACACCATTTGGTGAAGTAACCCAAGACATTTGTTCTTATGTAGTTTAATATGTGAATACGAGTTGAGGGGATCGAACCCTCGCGGCTTTCGCCAACAGATCTTAAGACTGTCTCCTTAACCACTCGGACAAACTCGTTAGACCTTGAGGGCATTCACTAAGTGAGATGCTAACGTTGTGGTCAGCAACGTTCCGTAGTTATTTTGTGTCATCTGCATGGTTCCCAAGGCTACAACGCAGACTGGACTGGACGTAGAGACGAGCGTGTATACAATTTCACTGACTGTATGGGGCACACAGAATGTGTCGTAGACTCGTGAAGCCCCGTAGTGAACGATGTAATTACCTGCAACTGCGAGAAGGCCCTTGGCTACCCCAAATACAATGACTTCCATTTAACACTTACCTACCTCTAAGAAATAATGGAACCAACTTCCATTTTTCTTGTGCGATACAATGGCCAATGGGTGAAAATCCATTCTAGGCCCTTTGAACCTGAGAGAATGACCACGGATGTAGCATGGATCCAGATTAAGGACCACGTAGATCCCGAGGAAGCCTATCGCCGGTGGTTTGAAAAACAGCGCAGAATTTCTCGTGTTCTCAAGTAATGCGGACCCTCATCACAGTCCTCGCCCTTGCTATTCTTGCCTATCTTGTATGGCGCCTCTGGAAACCTATGGTGAAAACACCTAAGCGTGAGGTTCCGAAGGACAAAGCGAACTTGTATTTCTTCCACACAGACTGGTGTGGTCACTGTCAGAAAGCCATGCCCGAATGGGAGAAGCTGGAGGCAGGTCCAAGCACGTTCGGAAATACAACAGTCTCTTTCGTTCGTGTGAATGCCGAGAAGGATCGCACAACTGCCGATCTCTACCAGGTGGATGCATATCCGACTGTGAAGCTTGAAACGGCTACTGCGCTCTACGATTACAACCGGGCTCCGACAGCGATTGCACTAACCCAGTTTCTCCGGGAAACGTTTGGAGCAGAAGCGTGAACCCTGTTCAAATCCCTCATCGTATAGCTGTTGTTTTTGCTCGGGCGATAACTCTTGCATGAGTGAAATAGTATCATTCTTGAACCAGAGCACATTGTCCGTGAACGACTCCATGCGGAATGCCTCATACAGTGTTGCTGAATAATCTGAAATGGTCATCTTCTTCAGTCGATCCTGTGTAATGCTCAGATCAGCCCGGCTAATGTGAAACACGAGACATTCAGCTGGCACAATACGATGCATATTATGGGCATAAAAGCCTCCATCGATGTACACATTGTTATACAGGATCTGGGGATGAAATACGAAGGGTAAACATGACGAAGCCTTGATTGCATCCAAAATTGGGACGGTTCCGGTTAACAGGACTGGTCGTCTCGTAGTCAAGTTTGAAGCCACAATATACAGCTTTTGCGGAGTATCATCAATCACAGCATTTCGTAGGTCAATACCTTGACCGTCAAATGCCTTGATCAACGTTTGAGCAAATGAATCCATCGAGAACAGCGCCTTTTCATGTGTAAACGAGGTCAGGGAAGTCAAGTTAATTGATGGGATCACAGTGGATAAGTTGAAGTCAGTTGCAAACATATGCCTAATTGCAGGGAGTGGAATCTTGTATGCGAGAGCGGTAGCAATGATGGATCCGGCCGAGCATCCGTAGATGCCCTTGGGAAAAATCAATGGCTGATGTTGTTCAAGTGCAGCCAAACCTCCGATCATAATTCCACCTCGCACTCCACCACCTCCGAGGGCAATTGACTGAAACATTCTTGTATGGAGGATGTAAGGATGCTTAAAGCCCGTGATGTATGGGATGAGCAAGAAGACCGCAAAGAAAAACGCATGCGCGCAATGAGACCTGTTCTCAGTCAACTCTACGGACAGATCCGTAAGCAAGCCGTTCACTCTCCAAATGCACCATATGTTGTCTTTGAAATCCCCGCGTATGTCTTCGGCTATCCGTTGTTTCAGATGGCTGAAGCACGTGAGTACATCATGAATATCCTCTCCCAGGGTGGATACATGGTATGGGTGATCGATGATAAATACCTGTTGATTTCTTGGCTCAAGACAGCGGGTGGAAAGCTCTCGCAACACCGCCCACCACTACTAACAAACTATCGTCCTCAAGTCTATGATCCTTCAACGCTTGGTGCGATGCGTTAAAATGGATACTTTCGTTTCAACTTCAAAAAAACTTACATGAACTGTGAACATGAAGTGGTGGTCAATGATGGTGAGCGCGTTTGCAGCAACTGTGGAACGATTCTGGGGGCGTGTATCGACGAAGGAGCAGAATGGAGAGTATATGGCAATACTGAAGACGACCCCTCAAGAACAGGGACGATCACGAGCGAACTCCTTCCATCTTCCTCATACGGATCGATGATGATGCGTCGTCGTGGAGGCAATCAGTCAGAGGAGGCTAAGTCCATTGCGAAGCTGTCTTCATGGTCGTTTTCCAACCACGGAGAGAGATCGTGGATGGGTATCTTTGATGCAATTCAACAGTCTTGCATTCGGGCTGGGCTTCCCAAGGCAATCGTGATGGATGGCTGTGCACTGTTCAAGAAGGTGGAGGATGCTCAGAAGACCCGCGGAGAAACCCGGCGTGCTCTGATGGCTGCGGCAATCTTCACATCCTGTCGTCAACATGACGCTACTCGGACCCACGAGGAAGTGGCGAACCTGTTCCACGTCTCCATCCGGTCTTTGTGCAAGGCGCTCATGAGGTTTGCAGGCGAGGGATCCAACGTCTTGAACACACAGCTCGGGATTGCTGAGCGCATTTGTGCAGACATGGATTTGTCCGACACAGACCGCGATCGTATTGTTCTGATGCTCCAAGGATTGCCTGAGATGGAACATACGCCCAAGACCATTGTGGCTGGCGTTGTCTGTTCAGTGCTGGGCGGGCAGATTGCAAAGGTCTCTGAAGCGTCTGGAGTCTCTTCGGTTTCAATTCGTAAGATTGTCGATAAGTTTAAGGCAACGCAAAATACGTGATGGAATAGGTATATGTGCGACTTGCACCACCGTTGTTCGTGAGAACAATATTGCTAGTGCTTGCAGTGATCGTGGCATTTGCAACATTTGAAGAGATAGTCCCAACTGTATAGGTCGATCCAGTCAAACACACCATAGAGATCTGACCTGCATAGTTTGCAGAGGTTTCCGTGTCTTGAACAGACACCATTACAATTCCCTTTTTCCATACACCAATGTTGGATGTTGCACCGCTACCCATACTACCCGTGGTCCCGCTTGCCGAAAAGTATCCATCTGACACTTGGAGCGTGGCAATTCCAACTGCAGGTGGTGATCCACCTGAGTTCGTTATACCAACCAGCGTCATTCTAGAATAACCAGCTGTCGCAGATCCGTTGTTATCGTGAGTAAGTCTCAGCCGACCATAACCGTCCGTTACCTGCATGTCACCGTTCACGTTAAACGTAAAATCAAGGGGATTTGTGTTGACGCCAAGACCGCCTACGGAGTTAGTTCCAATTCGAGCATATCCGTTCACATCCAGGTTATAGGTCGGGTTTGACAGGTTGATGCCGAGACGGTTGCTCGCAAAGTCTCCACCAAGTAGATAGTTTGATCCTAGGGAGTTCGTAAGCGAGCTTGGAGGCTGTCCTACCAAAGGTCCAAGCAAAAACTGCTTAGTAACGCCCGTAAGGGTGTTTCCATGTCCAATAAAGATATTGCTTGTTCCCGCCGCTCCCGCCATACCTGCCCCTGCTCCGATATAAATGTTATTCGATCCATCTCCGTCGGCGTTGGATCCAATGGCAATCGTGTTTGTGCTGTTCACAGATCCCTGCCCGGCGTTGTATCCTAGGAACACACTGTTTGAAACATTGGAGGATCCGAACCCCGCCCCGGCACCCAAAAAGGTTGTATAATAGTTACTGCTTGAGACCATATTTGAGTATGGATTTCCGGCGCTGATCCCAACATAGACGTTCGACCGAACATCACCGACCGATGCAAAGTATGTGGAGATCATATTTGCTGAGACAGTGTCAATGTTCAAAAGCTCAAGCTTGGTCCGGTATACCTGATTTCCTATGTCATAGACGAAGGTTGGGCGAAACACATTTGAGAGAAGGTTCTGCACGTTGGCGGTACTCATTGTCTTCTGGAGAGACAAAGGTTTAAGTGTATTCTCCCCTATATACATAGATGTCCTTCACTCTCTTCCCTATCAAGGCTTCGGAGCAACACCTGTATAAGATGTATAAGCAGAGCGTGGCGGTCTTCTGGACGCCAGACGAGATTGACTTTTCTAAGGATCATTCTGATTGGGCAAAGCTTACCGCGAATGAGAAGCATTTTGTTTGTCGCATCCTGGCATTCTTCGCAGGGTCCGACGGCATTGTTATGGAGAACCTTGTGACTCGCTTCCAGGGCGAAGTGAGCTCTCAGGTGGTTAAGCTGTTTTATTCCTTCCAGAATGCGATGGAGGGTATTCACTCGGAGACCTACTCCCTATTGATTGATACATACGTTAAGGATGAGGAGGAGAAGGCAATGCTGTTCAATGCGATTAATACGATCCCGTGCATTGAGAAGAAGGCTGAGTGGGCGCTGAACTGGATGGGGTCTGACAAGTCGTTTGCTACGCGTCTGGTAGGATTTGCCTGCGTGGAGGGCATCTTTTTCTCAGGTGCCTTCTGCTCCATCTTCTGGTTGAAGAAGCGCGGACTCCTTCCGGGTCTGACGTTCTCCAATGAGCTCATCTCCCGCGATGAGGGACTGCACACGCAGTTTGCCGTGAGCCTCTTCCATACGCTTGATAACAAGGTGTCTCATGAGACGGTTCACGAGATCATCAAGCAGGCGGTAGAGCTGGAGAAGGAGTTTATCTGCGATGCTCTGCCGTGCTCTCTTATCGGAATGAATGCCAAGATGATGTCGCAGTATATTGAGTTTGTAGCAGATCGGTTGGCGGTCCAGCTTGGCACGCCGAAGATCTTTGGTGCTCATAATCCGTTTGATTTTATGGATCTGATCAGTTTGGAGGGAAAGACTAACTTCTTTGAGAAGAAGGTATCGGACTATTCGCGTGTCTCGTCCAATGCCCCTCTTCGGTTAGACGAAGATTTCTAGAGCATTAGTAATGGAAGATAACATAAAGAATCTTGATAATAAGTTATCCAAACTTGGAAAGGTAAAACTAGAAACGATTGGTAAGATTGAATCGGCGATCAATGAGATTATAGAGATTACCGAACAAGATTCTAGATATGCCAAATTTAAATCAGAAGCATTAGATTTGAAAAAGAGATTTGAAAAGTTTGCTTCTGAAATTGTCACTGAAAATCCTAGTGGTGGTAGACGTAAGACTCGCAGGTTGATGTCCAAGAAGTATTGTAAAAAGACACCCTGTAAACGCATGGGTTTTACGCAGAAGGCTAGTTGCCGTCCTTACAAGAACTGCTATCAGTGAAGAATCACATTCCCTGCAGGTGTTGTTACCTTCTCATCTCCATCCTTAGAAGGCGTGATAGGCACGAAGTTCTCCGTGGACATCAGCTTGAGCACGAACATGATCAGGAACGAAACCACCACAATCACAAGAACATACTTGGCAAGCGTCCACAACAGTCCCTTCAGTGACGAAGAATTCTTCGCAGCGTAGGCACCAACACCCGATGCAACCATTGTCTCAAGAAATGCACCTCCTTTCTTAGCCATTTATTGAGAACGCGAGGTTATTTATGCAGGAGGGGTCCCTGATGCTGCATTGGTTGTATCCGCCGGGGGATTCTCGTTCTTCTTTCCAAAGATCGATACGAGCACAAAGAAGATTACAAAGAAGAGAACGAGACCGATGATAAAATAGAAAAAGTATTTGGCTGCCGTGCCTACGACGCCCAGGATACTCGAATCGGGATTCTGACGAGCAAGATACGCTCCTGTTCCAATAAGTGCTGCGCTTTGAACTAAGTCGCCAACTCCACCCTCTCCACCACGCATACGACGACGAGGCATTTACCATTACACGCAGAATAAACGTAATGGATCAAGATGCGATCACTGCAGTCGTTATTTTTATAGCTGTCTTTGTGTGCGGTGGCACAGCAATTGTAGCGGGGTCATTGTGTCCCCGTATTCGCCCTCGCCGTGTCTCTGGATACATTGATGATGAATTGGATCTCGTTTAAGGAGCCACAACCTTTCCCCGCATTCGTATAAATGGAGTTTCTTCACGCTTCGATTGCGCTCCTTGCTTCAATGGTTCTCGTCCTCGCGGGCATGGTCGGCTGGATCTACTGGCAACAGACGCGTATGTTCCAGAACATGAATTCGATCGCGCTCGTGATTGGCGACCTCAATCAGACACTGATGTCTACACTCCCTCAGCCCGCGCGCCCTGAGCTTGTAACTCTTGATGAGCCCACCGAGACGGTGCAGAAGGCCGATGTTCCTACTTCGGACGAGGAAGAGGAGGAGGATGACCGCCTCTCGGTCAACCAGGAACCCGCCGATGTCGTTACGGGCGCTCCTGAGCCCCTGGATACGGACGGTCTGGAGTCCAAGACCAAGAAGGAGCTTCAGGAGATCCTGACAAAGCGCGGGATCCCGTATGGAAAGGGAGATGCAAAGCCCGCGCTTATCTCTCTGCTTAAAGCCACCGCGTAAAGTAATACAATGAAGATAGTTTCGTTTGATGTTGGACTTCGTAATTTAGCATACTGTGTCCTTGAAGGCACAGATCGCACCGATGTGAAGATTGTAGATTGGAATATCATTGACGTATTAGGAGAACAGGCAGGTGTCGGTGCTCCTAAATGTCATAAGTGTACTACGGCTGCTCAATACGAGCACGCTTCAAATGGAACCTTTTCATGTGGTCGTCATACACCCAAGAAGAAGGCGAAGGTTACCAAGACAGCTTTGAACAAGATGACTCCAAATCAGCTACATGAGATTATGACTGCAGAGGGTTTGACCACAGAAGCAACGAAGAAGCCTGATTTGGTCAAGTTGATTTATAACCACCAAAAGCAGAACACATGGAAGAAGTGTGTATCTTCGGCAACCCAAGGATCGGTTCTAGATTTGGCTTCTTCAATCATCAGGAGTTTGGACGCACGACCGGCGTGGAAGGGAGCGGATCTGGTTTGTATTGAGAACCAGATGGACCGGCGGATGTTTGGGGTGCAAGCAATGTTGCAGATGTATTTTTGTTGCCGAGGGTTTCGGTGCACGGGTGTATCGGCGACTCACAAGCTGTCAAACATTGTGACCGTGGAAGATTCAACCGCAACATATAAAGGTCGCAAAAAGACAGGCATAGCTCACGCATTCTCTCTTGTTCCTGCTGTGAACCAGGAGCACTTCGCAAAGCACCCCAAGAAAGACGATTTGGCTGACTCATTCTTACAAGGTTTATGGGTATTAGAGCATTCCGTTTAAACGCATGGTGACCTAAATAGGTAAGATGATGTCTAAACCAATTAAATTTGTGATTCAGGCCGATCCCATGCATTCATGGAAGTCATGGGGACACAGCCAATATCCAAGCATAGCTGACGTAATTGCCGAACTTGGAGATAACTCTATTCAAGCAAAAACTGGGATCAATGGTGTACACTTCGACATTACAGTTGATGAAAATAAGCAACGTTGGCTTACTGTAGAAGATGGAGGACAATGGCCGACCATTACAATTGATGTTGCACGTTTATGTTTTGGTTATGGGACTATTGAGGGTAGGAAGGAGGGTCTCAATGAACATAACTGTGGATTGAAGAATTCGTTGGCATATCTTGATAGGACAAATAATCGCTGGTTTATTCAGATTCGCCAGGGTAAAGATGTGTGGCAATTGAAGGCTCCTTATAACATGAATATGGAGCTTACAAATGGGAATAAGTATGTAGGAAAACTTGATATTCAGAACTCTACTTTTATTCGCGTCCCTATTGATGATACTCAATTTAAGACATTGTATGAACGTTCTGTAAACTCAAAGCCAAATGACGAACTTCTACTAGATCGCCTTAGACTGTATCTTGAAACTACATGGATGATGCGAAAGGATATTATTGACAAGAAGGTACCTATCTTTTTCAATGGAAAGCAGATTCTTCCTTACTCATTCCTCGCCGAAGATGGTACTGAAGTTTATAAGCATGATGCCAACAAAGTAACATTGGGAGATTCCATTGTCACTCTTGAAGTGCAACGTATCCTTCTACATCCAAACTATCGGAAGGATCATCCAATTTTTAAGCGTTCACTCGAACACGCCGGAGTTTTTATTTTCAAGAATGGTCGTCTAATCAACAAGACACCTCTTTTCAAGGAGATTTACGGTAAGGTACGAGATGGGCATTATAGTGGTAAAATTGCAATTGTCAACGTTACCGGAGAGTCTAGCGATTCGCTTGAGACTACAACTACAAAGAATGAATTCAGTAGTCATGATCCAAAACTCGAGCAGTTGTATGCAGCAATCCGAGAATGTTGTAAGTTGGATAACGTAAAGACCCCTCAGAGTATTGATGTACCTATTGTTGAGCGTGAGTTGGTGAGGCGACTAGCAGAGTTGATGATGAAGACAAATGAGAAGAGGATTGCTAAGGGTATATATGAGATCCGACAGGAACGTGTCCAAGCGCTTCATTCAAATGGTATTTCCCTCGTTACAAAGGAGAAACCCGATATGTTAGAAATTGACAAATCAGAAAAGACAATACGTATTTGGGAAGCAAAGCGCGTATCCTTATCCGTTGATAATCTTCGTCAGCTCTTCTTCTATTACAGAAATATCAAGAACCATTGTCCTGAGTTCTCTGATTATGATATTGAGTGTATCTTGATCATTGCATCTTCAACTGAGCCAACCCAGCAATATGATGATGAATTACTCATGCTTCAGACGGTCATGCCGGGGTTTAATCCAACAATTAGGCGATTCTCAGAATTTGGAATTCACCCATCATAATCTGCGTTCAGACTTTCAGAAGGAAGCCCAAGTCAGAAGTAATGGACGTGGACCTGCTCGTAAACCCGCAACAAGGAGGTATCGCGAATCTTGAAACTGTTGACCTTCCCACGCTTTCGTTTGATGACGTCCCGGCGCCGGCCCCTGCACCCAAGCTTGTTCCGTCGGCTGAGGATACAGGTCCTATCAGCATGGGTGGCACGATGAACTTCAACGCTGAGCCCTATGCACCTACAGTTGCTCCTCGTCGTGTCTCTGAGGAGGCACTGATGAAGGAGAAGTATGAGATCTTGCGTAAGTTTGAGCGCCTGTCCAAGATGGGTGTTCCGATGCGCAAGCGCTTCACCATGGATTCGCCCCTCGACGAGATGAAGCTTGAACTGGAATTCATCAAGCGTGAGAAGTCGATGGATGCAACCATCAAGCAGTTCTCCGAGTGGTTCGTGACGGCCATGAGCGGACTGGAATATGGTTCCAAGCATGTAACTCTGCTCAAGGCGTTTGGTCTTCAGCTGGATGGACTCTCCGAGTCAGCTCAGATGAACGTCGTGGATCTGGAGGATGATTTTGAGGAGCTGTATGATCAGTATGGTGAGAACCTTAAGATGCACCCGCTGGTCAAGATTCCCATGCGTGCATGTATGATGGTCTACATGGTCCACCTGACCAACCAGATGACCCGTAAGGCTCCGATCCCGAACATTGATGACATCATGCGCCAGAATCCGGATATTGCTCGGTCCCTGGCGGCCGCTGCAATGCAGAACCAGACTCAGCAGATGCGCACAACGGCCAATGTTCCCCCGCCTCCACAGGCCACAAATCCTCTGGCAGGTCTCATGAGCTTCATGCAGTCTGGAATGCCCCCAGCTCCTCCGCCGTCTATGATTCCCAAACAACCTGCGGCGGATAAGCAGGTCAAGATTGGCGGTGTGACAAAGGTCAAGGCACCTGCTCCAGCTCCCGCACCCGCTCCGGCACCAGCCCAGGAGATGCGTTCGCCTCCGAACATTGATGAGCTCTTGAAGAACATCAAGCAGTCAGTCATTGTGCCTCAGGGTCAGGGACCTCCTGCAGCCGTTCCTGCGTCAGCCCTTCGTGGAGCCAACCCCAAGAAGAACGCTGGATCCACAGGAAAAAACTCAATAGTAATTAAACTATAAATGCTGTCGGATGAGCAACTTAAAAATCTTCGGCGCGGGCTCCTTGATTCTCGTACTGACGATCGGATCAAGTTAACCAAGTCCGCACTTGAGGCCGGTGGTCTTAAAACAGGTGTGTCGGATGCCACGATCCTCCAGGCGTTTACTGAGGCAGAGAAGCAGACGTCGATTGATGATAGCGAAGTCATGAACATGAACATCCTCACAGGGGTGCTCCTTGGTAGCGAGTATATTAAAAAGAAGGACCAGTTACTCGAGAATTTGCATGAGCAGTTTGTCGGTCCTCTAGAGGGAGGACGTCGTCGCCGTCGTCGTGGTGGTCGTAAGACACGCAAGGGTATCAAGTCCCGCCGCCGCACAACCCGCAGGCGTTAAAAAAACATCAAGAGTGAATATAAATGACTAAGCTTTGGCAATATACCGAAGCTCAAGCCGAGGCGATGTCCGCCGCGAACGCCGCCAAGGTTCTCGCCGAGCAGGAGGAACTGGATAAGGGTGGTAACTACGGAGAGGCGGAGGATCGTGAGCTTGAGGGATATGCGCTTAAGTATGAAAATGACGAGCCAAAGAAAGACTCAAGCGGCAACTACGTGCCCCTCGCGCGTGGATACGATGTTGAGGAAGCACCCGACATCTGGCGCCACCTGTCAAAGATCTATTCCAAGGAGAAGATGATGAAGATTACGGTTTTAGAGGCGATGAGTCTCCAGCCCGGAGTCCGGAAAATCATTGAGAGGAAGGTGAAGGGACCCCTGGAGGCTTTCAAGGCGGAGGCATCTGATGCGACCAAGGCAAAGTATGAAGCTGCCGACGAGGCTTCCAAGGGCTCGATCCTGTCCGGCTGGCTCAAGTCAAAGGGAAAGAGCTTTGATGGTGGTCGCAAGCGCAAGACCCGGAAGGGAGGTCGCAAGAGCCGTCGCACGACCCGCAAGCATTAACCAAATCGTGCCAGCCTCGCAGCTCGTAACTCTTCGGGAGTCAACACAACTTTTTCACCGATAACTTCACCTTCAAGTTCACACATTTGAACCCACTGTTCCGATGTAATGTTCTGAAAGGTCTTCAAACAAATCGATACATCCTTCGCTGTTTTCTTTCCCATGTGCCGACAATAGTCACAATTTGTCATTACGATATATTGTGCCCAGGGTCCTGTTCTCAATACGAGTGCGTAGAAGGTAGACAACTGCTTCCACGTAACCACATTCTTTTTGAAGCTCACGTGCTTCTTGTATTTGCACTGAACTGCGTAATACTTTCCATCTTTTTCAGCCACGATATCGATTCCAACATCCGGGCGTTTAAGGCTTAGCGTTGTTAAGAGTTCTTCGGGAACATCTTTGAGCAACCAAACATTTGTTAGTTTACGAACATGCTTGAGATATTGAACACAGAACTCCTCAAAGACATCACCGCGAATCTTCTTGTTGTCTCGCGTTCTCATCTCTGTGAAGGTATGGGCAGGTTGATCATACCATTTCTGGCATTCGGATAGAAAGAGGTCGAAGAGTCCAGTCCCATCGGGACGAGGTGTTAGAAATAGCTTATGAAGATCCATGGCACAGTCATCTTACCATGGACCGTTCAATTCCATTTTACTAGAACAAGTTTTCAGGTAGTCGCTCGTAATCTAGTAATGTTCATTGCGACCGGGACGGATCTTAGTGGAAAACTGAAAGTGGTTCTTCGTGCCAAGCAGGATATGATTATGATGGAATGGTCAGATGGACAGTCGCATTTCTACAAGGGACTTCATTTGGGATGGATGCGGATGGACATTGACAAAGAGACCAATACTGAAAAGATCACTTTTAATACTGGCCGACCTCAGCCTGACAGATTTCCAGTCGGAACCTTCGTGGCACTTGCGAATGCCGTATACGATTTCGAATACGAACCTCTGGTGCCTGATACGAACATTACGGTTTCTGCGTTTGAGAAGATGCAGAAGGAGGCTTCCGATATGAAGAAGGAGATCGAGCGCCTTAAGACGGTCCCTGCCAAGCCTATCGTCAAGGTAAAGACGAAGACGAAGGCAACGATCCCTACCTCAGCGGATACTCAGGAGGCTGATCTATTGAACATCATCTAGAACAGCAAGGGCGCAGACTTGTCGTAGGCAGGCCAGTCAGCCTTTGAAACACCTGCATCTACGTCCTGGTTTGCCATTCCCTCAGCACTACGACGAGAGATTCCCGAAGCAATAATGATATATCCTGCAGTTAGCAGGGTTGCATGAACGATATCACGCGTGGCAATGAAGCACACTGCAAAGACCGCAATCCTCCTCAACACGATATTGCGCTTGTACTCTTCCTCACTTCCACTGAACTCATCCACGAGATGGCGAGATCCAATGTTCAGCAGGATCATCATCACGCCGATGAAAAACTTATTGTTGTTAAGAGCTTCCAGATAGGGCTTGACCTTCATTGGTAAAAGGCAAGATTAAACACTGCCCACTGTCGAGGATACGCCTGTAGAGGGCTGAACTCCGCCCATAGCGCTCGGGGGAACCGGGGGCATGGTCGGCATCGGGGTGGTCATAGGAGCCGTGCTCACCGCCGAGTTCGGGGGAGGTGTGGAGACGCTGGCACCCATGGAGGAGGAGGGAGTCGACTCAGGAGGAGGAACGCTTCCTGACATGGACGATGTAGGCTTGCACTCCTTGCTCACCGAGTCATACGCATATCCGTCGGGGCAGGTGATGACGGGCTGAACTGTCGTGGTCGGTGTCGTGAAGCCCTCCCGACTACCGCTGCACCGCATGTATCCAACTAGCAAGAGCAGGGCCACCGAGCAACTGACCTTCTGGTATACATAGATAATGCCCGCGAGCGCTACAGCCTTGCCCACGGGGTTGGACAGGATCTGACGAATAACCGCAAGGCCAGGGATAAATGCAAGGTATACGATCAGAAGGCCGACCACAATCATTTCATTCCGTGCAGAGAGCATTTATAGTTCCCTCATATTTTTCTGTGTTTCTTTGAACAAGTGGAGTATGAACTACTCAAGTCTTGAAGATGCCTTTGGCACCCCATTCGGTCAACGAGTTCCCGTGACACAAGAACGATCAGATAAGGCTGAACCTGAGCCTACGAAGAAGGAGAATCAGGCCGAGAAGCATAAGGACCTCGTCGCCTCGGTGTCCAAGACTCTGCCTCTGGATACGGACCCTGCTACGGAGTCCTTTAATGCAACGCCGTCTCACCTGAAGAATCAACGCAAGCTTCTCCCGGACGCCCCACTGGATCCTCGCCTACCCACGTTTCGGGATCAGGTCCGTGAGCATTTTGGTATGAGCGGAGGCGGTGGAGACGACTCTAAGCTAGACCGTATTCTTCGCTTGATTGAGCAGAACCGCACAGGGTATGCACCGGCTGCAACACAGGATATGCTCCTGTACATTGCTACGGGTGTGTTTTTCTTGTTTACGTTTGATACATTTGTTACGCTGGGCAAGTCTATGCGCGGTCGCTAAGCGCGGTCGCTAGGTCGCAGGCTGGTTGACATGGATGAGAAGTTATCAAATCCGTTGTCAAGATACTCAATCTCAAACGTTAAGCAATAGTTAGCTATATTTGTGTTTGTTCCTTCATCAGTGGTAGTTGCAACTGCTTGATCAGATGTCCAATAGATAAATCCTTGGCTTCCTTGTTGAGAATGAAGGCGAGTGCGAATACGAAGACGATCTAGCTTTCCAATAGGTGGGCTAAATTTAGAAATATTCTCCTGACCAGAGTGATCATTATATTCAATAAATAATTTTGAACGATCATCATCACCAACTGCTTTTGTCGAGCCAGTAGTAACTATCTTTGCAAAGAAGCTGTCTGGAAACTGCGATTTATTTCCCCCAACTGCAGTCTCATCACACTTATTCAAACCTTCAATTTCAACTAAAAAATAGTTTGGCGATGCATTTTCTGACATCACAAATTCATCATCCTGAGAATAGGTTGCAGAACGGTTGTTTTGTCCGTATATATATGAATGAATTCGTCCACTTTCAAGTGTAGGAAACTCTGCGCTCATAAGACGGAGAGACACGACTTTCTCATAGACACGGGGCAGATAGACAACAAACTCACCGTTCGTGTAATAGATACCTGTATCACGATCGGCAGAGTCAACATGAAGGACCTTCTTCACGGTGCGAAGTTCCGGCGTCGGCGTGGACTTGTTCACAATGGTTCCACGATAGTCAAAGTTCATTATTACTTCCCTGCTAAATCTTTATCGGCGGTTCTCCACGTTTTACCATGGAGCACGAAGGAGTACACTCGAGCCATACCCCATGCCTCGGGCGAGGCACCAGGGCGGTGACCGGTTCTCCAGGCAGCCATACCACGATTATACACTTTACGAAGAGTGCCTACTGAGACCCCTGTAGCCTTGGCGATTGCGGGAATCCCCGTCACACCGGGATACTTTTTATGAAAGCGAGATGTGTAGGACGAGGGGCGACGCTGGGTTCCCTTGTCGGTCTTAAATGGCTTATAGGCTTTCGGATCCTTCCACGACATCTTCTTACGCCGAGTGATCTCCCGGTGACGCTGTGCCTTGCGACGTGTGGACAAGCCTCGATAGTATTTAGGGGGCCACAGCATTGTATAATCTGCGTTAAAAATCAAACATGGGAGATTCTGGTGCTACCGACATAGGACAAAATGTGAGTTGGACGATTACACTGGAGGACTACTTTGCCCAGACAGGTGAGAAGGCAAACGGTCTTGCCATTATGCACAAGAAGGCGGAGAGTATCTTCAGTCGCCGTAAGGTGTATATTGATCTTCCAGTGATTGTGGGATCCGGTGCAGTTGCCTTTTTGAATGCTGGCTCGTCCAGTTTGTTCGCGGGGAATGCCCAGCTTGCTGCGACCTCGCTCGGTGTTGCATCTCTTGCAATTGGTATCCTGAATACGATTGGCACGTATTTTGGATGGGCGAAGCGGGCTGAGGGACACCGTATGTCTGGCATTCACTACGCTAAGCTCTATCGTTTCATCAACGTAGAACTACGTCTTCCCCGTGAACAGCGTATGCAACCGGGTGATTTTTTGAAGTATGTTAAGGATCAGTACGACCGTCTGGCCGAACTGAGCCCACCCATTCCGGGGTCGGTTGCAGGTGAGTTTGGAAAGCGAATGGAAAAATACATGGACATCTCCAAGCCAGAGGAGACAAATGGATTAAATAAGATTGAGATCTTCGTGGACTCAGCGAATGAGCTGGGCGGACTTGTCAGTCCGTTGCCTTCTCCCCCGAGTCCTCAGGTTCCCACGGCGAAGATGACGGCGGTGCCAAAGGCTCTGGGAGCGGCGGGAGTCCCCCCAAAGACATCTTAGAGACCTTGTAGCCTCTCTTTTTGTATAACGTATTTCGAGCACCAAACTGACGACGGAACTGAGGATCCACAATATCCACAATCAGTGGATGCACCGTTCGCTTTGCCTTTTCAACCCGCAGAATACGCCCGACAATCTGGTCAATGTCTGGGCGAGGAGTCGCCATGACTAACGTGTTTAAGGTGGGAACATCAAATCCCTCTTTACACATGGAATACGTGGCAATCAAGATCTTCTTAGATCCACAGAACTCAGTTCGCTGGGATGACTTCACATTCTGTGATAAGATGCACGCTGTCTCACGAATCGCTTCAGACAATCCATCTAGCAAATCCTTGCAGTGTTGGACACGATCCGATAACACCAAGACCTGACGACCCTCTTCACAAATGTCCTCAATAATTCCACAGAGCCATTTGGTCCTGTCCTCGCACTCAGCCAGCTTATTGACCATGATCGGAACGGATACAAATCCAGAGGAACTCAGGACAATCTCGTTAAAGGTTGTGTCGTGATTTACATATTCAAAGACCTCTACGCTGACTTTGGTGTCCACCGAGTCCCCGGTATCCGATTTATAGATCATCGGTCCAAGGAACCAGTTGATCACATACATCAGCTTATCCTTGCGATCGGGTGTTGCAGACAATCCTAACATGTATTTCGACGTAATTTTGGGTAGCGCTTGCACAAACACCTCTGAAGCGATGTGATGACACTCATCCACAATGACCAGACCGATCGGTCGGAAGAGATCTGCATTTAGTTCCTTCATGGAAAGCGTTTGGAGCATAACAATCACAACATCGCGATCGGCAACTTCGCATACATCGGCTTGAACTCGTCCAATCCTCGCTTTTGGCAGAAAGGATTTGATGCGATCTTCCCATTGATCCCGGAGAAAGGTGTTGTGAACGATAACCAATGCAGGGAGGCGGAGACAAGAGGCGATATAGAGTGCACAGACTGTTTTGCCCCCTCCTGTGTGGAGCGAGATAATTCCATCATGGGGTTCGGGAAGCAAGAATGAGTTGACGACCGGAAGTTGAGCGGGTCGGATGGCGCCCGCAAACTGCCAGTATTTGGCAGGGGTTTCGTTAACATCTCGAGTGGACGGAACCGGTCCAAATTTGTCGATCCCATAGTGCTTGGGAAGATAAAGGTGCTTCTTGTCTTCGTGGTAGACAGGATATCGTGGAACTGCGTGAGGGTTAATGATCGAGAAGGGCTTGACAGTAAGAGCCTTCTTGAGCACAGCGTCATTTGATGTTTTTGCGATTTGATATCCATTGAGGGTCAACATGCCTGCTACCCCTTTGTCTTTTTATAGTTCATTTTACGTAGCGTGAGTAATATCCACGTAGAGCGCATCCTCGATTAAGCTAATGATCGTACTCTGAACCTCCTCCAGGTCGCTCACGTGATACATGATCGAAGGAGCCAGCGTCGTCGAAACCTGAATCTTCTCAAACGGATCCTGATCCTTGGTCAACGAGAACAGGAGATTCTCAAGGTAGCGACCAACACCCGAGCGGGTGAGCGAAAAGCTGTAGACAGTCTTCGTCTTCTTATCACCGGGCGTGAACGTGACATCCACCATCTCCGTTGCACGCGAGCCACGGTTGATCTCAATCTTATCATCATTATCAGTCTTATCAACCGGAATAATCCAAAGCGTAACAAGGTTCATTTCTCTTCTCCCGATGACATTGTTTAAACTCCTCTCTCATCGTCGTCAAACTGGTCAGGCTGTTCATGATCCCGACCATCATTTCCAGGGGCATTGGAATAGTCCCCATAGTTGCCACGCTCCTCAACGTCTCCAGCCACCGGCAGATCACCCTGATCTTGGTAATCAACAGGACGCCCAACTCCTGTTTCAGGATCCTCTTCACGTTCTGTTTCTGCCATCTCACGCGCAAACATAGCGCGGTCTTCACGTGTGATAATCGTAGGAGCAAGTCCACGATCAATCAACTCCTTGGTAATTTCACGATCCGTGTCCGTCATATTTCGCAGGCGATCGGTGAAACTCGTGCGTTCCTTTGCCTTGAGTGTGTTAGTGATCCGCTTTGCTTCAGCAAGATCAGCCGTCAGCAGAACAATGGACACATCTGTCTTCATAAGACTCATCAACCTGGTCTTTGTCAGTGGGTCCTTCTCAATCTCCTTCAATGTTTCATAGACGTATCCCTTTGTGATATCACGGAGGTCGTCGTTCTTTTGAGTGGCGTCAATCATCCGAGCATTGGTTTGAATTGCAAACACATCTGTAAGTCGGGAGAGGAGTAACGAGTTTGTATGCCAATCGTCGGATGCAACTGTCTTTCCAAGTTTGAGGCGTGCCACAACTGCCTTGTCTTTGACATCCACTGTCTTGGGGGTTGTGCGCTCAGAATCAAATCGCCTCATCACCTTTTTCATGCTATCGGCCGACACGAAGTGATTGATTCCAAGACGCAATGGCACCTCAGGTTGCCGGATCTTTGGTAGACGCTCCGATGTCCAGTACGCACGAGTTGTAGGGCATGGAGGCGGGCTTGTGATAGTTCCGAACGTATCCTTGCTTGGAACCACGAGAGTTCCAGGAATCATCGTCTTGGGCTCAATCGTAACCTCGGTAGGAGCGGCCGCCCGACCACGCTCCATCGCTGCCTTCAGAGGAGCTGACTGCTTGAGGAGAGCATCCAGAACGCCTTGAACCAATGTCTTCACCTTTTTCGGATTGTTCAACACCAGACGCATGGTCGTTGCACTGGATCCCTTGAAGGAGGTGGGATAAGCCTCAAGCGTCTTGGAGAGAACCAGAAGCATACTGTCCACGATCGTATATCCCTCAGGTTTGGGAGCATCGCGTGGATATCCACGTAGGGTCAGAGGCTTGCTTCCAAACGACCTCCTCGGAACAAGTGCAGGAACATGAGACTGCATGAGTAAGATGATCTGAGCGATTCCAGCCACGCCAGCTGCGTCTTTGAGTTGGTTTGCAATCTTGCGTCCAATCTCAAGGATCGGCAGTAACTGATCAATCTCTGGAAATACATGGAGAAGCGAGATAAGCATAAAGAAGACTTCATCCGACGGCTTGGTCATATCAAACAAATCCTTCAGTGTAGACAGTCCCTTGACGTGATCTGCAATACCATGACCCTTGAATACATTGGTTGGAAGTGCCTCGGCGTGCTTGATCAGCCGACCATCGTCTGTGAACTCTTCTTGATCTTCAATCACATCTGAGTTAATCTGCTCGCCACATGACTTGCAGACGCGAAATCCATCCACACGTGCCGTCCAGGTGTCGTAGAATAGACGACGATCGGTTGCAAGCTCTCCTGACAAGATCGCAAGTGTGTGCTTGCATAGCAAAAACAGGCTATTTGAATCCATGTAGATGTTCTTATCCAAGACGGAATCACGAACTAGGTCACCAACGTCCTTCAGCTTGTCTTCGGCAAACCGCCTTTTATCCTCCAGAACAGCTACAATATCCTTGCGGAGCTGGGGAGTCTCCTTTGCAGGGGCAGTTGTGCTCTTCTCATCTTTCTTGGGCTTCGCTTTGATGGACCGATGGCTAATGAATGCCTTGACGTATGCCTCTAGGATCTCGGTTGGGCTCGTTTCCTTCCACTGAGCCTTACCCTTGTATCCCTCGCGCTTCCTCTCTTGCTTGATCAGTTCAAGGGGAATACATTGGTACGTGATCTTGTCCTTTGCTCCCCATGTCCTACGCAGGGGTCCACGAATGGAAAAATCTTGGAAACTCAGACCTTCAAGATCACACTCTGCAATCGTGGTCTTGGGGTATTCAAAGTTGCCATCTGATCCCGGCATCATTCCCACGGTTCCGTTCTGTCCAACCTGGGATAACAGCATATGGACCAAGAGCTCACCACCATCCAACTGATCCATCAGCCAATGCCGGCTTGATTCGGCAGGGTAGTATGGTTCGTAATACTCAAGAAGTTTCTCAGAAGGCTTATCGCCCGAGGACTTGGGAAAGTCAACTACCAGTGGCTCGGCTTGGCTTCCGGACGCTTCTGCAGGAGGGAAGCGAGACTTCCATGAGCTCCATGGAATATCAGAAAGCTCTACATCATACATCTTCAAATACTTCATGCCTTCGCCGTAAGGATCAGCGGTCACGGGGACGGCGTGAGTCATGATTGCATCCAATGAAGGCACAACCTCAGACAAGGGTGCCGTGCTCTCTACCATGACGGCATCGGCTGACTTCAGAAACGGATGTTCGGGCAAGGGGTTCGGAACCGGCAATGGGCGCTTCTTGGCATAGTATCCAACGAAGTTGACAACGTCAGCCGTGTTCTCCATAGGCACCTCAAGGATGTCAAATCGTCCATCCTCATGCCTGCGCGTGCGAGGATACACGAACGTCGGAAGAACTCGGATAGGAGCCTTTCCGTCGTTGTTTACAAGCTCTTCGGTCTTGGTCAGAATATACGGAGTTCCTTCGCGCTCAGATTGAAACGGATGGGGAAGTGCAGTCATCATTGCCCGATAAAAGTTGGGTGTCCGAATCCTACCTTCTGCATACAGTGGGTTCCACGACTGTTCATAGTTATAGGGCCTGAGATCAGCAGATGCATAGACCGGATTGATCCACGAAAACACCTTTCCGTATTCGGGCTCCCGAAGCTCATATGTATTTGCCGTTGGAACGATGTGTTGCTCATAGAGACTCCGAAATCGCTCAGCTTCCTTCTTCACAAGTTCAAGCTCAAACTTTGTCGTTCGACCGCGAGGAACCATTTTTTCATACGCATCCCCGACCTGCTCATCTAATGTAAAAAATCTAATTTCTTCAGGTCGTTGAATGGTTTCATCATACTCTAGGTCTTCAAGCACCTGAAACTCCGCCGGTTCGAAGGTGAACAGCTCACTCATTATACTGACTTAAGAATGCTTTCACAGAGGTCCACCGCCTGCTTCTTGAACTGCGCGATGATCTTCTCGGGGTCGGCTTTAGTGCTAAAGTTAACAATCATCTTTGGAAGGAGAGGATGCACAATTCGGTAGGAAACGTAATCCACCTTGAGAAGTCCACCCATGTACATGAGGCCCTGTGCAAGTGCTCCGACCGTATGTCCATGTTCCTCGGTCTCAATGGAATACCAGTTTCCCTCCTGTCGCAAGATCGGGTTCTCACACCAAGACTCAATCTTTGCCTTGAAGATCTGAGCAGCCTGCTTAAGGAGATCCTTTGCGGGAATCACACCAATGCTCTCCACTGTAAAGTCAAACCAATATGGACGACCCTCCTCGTCAACGGCATACGACCGCTGAATCTCGTAGTTATCAAACATCTTTGCACGCAACGCACGCTCATTCTCGTCATCGCCCGCAACCGCAACGAACGTGTCCTTGTCCAGCTTAGCAAGTTCCGGATCAATGTGATTCTTGAAGGTCGAAACACAAACCTGCGAAACACCTGTCGTCTCCACTCCGAGCGTAGCCTTCACGTGAATAGACTCGCTTGGTTGAAGATTCATGAAGAAGAGCGGGGCGCCCAGATCACGATCCTTGAGGAACACATCTTTACGAGGACCCTGAACTGCGAAGTCATCGGTTGTGATCTCAACTGCACTCTTGCGAGTCAGGTCCGGCGTGGCGGGAGGCAGATACCTCAGTTCAATTCGCGTATCCCGAATCACAGCAGCCTCCTCGGGCCTAACATTGATTGGAAGCATCTCCACCCGGTGCTTGAGCATCTCATGAATCATCTTAGTTGAGTTATCAAGAATCTGAACATCGCGAATCACAACCGTCGGGATCTCTGCAAGCAGGATGCGACGAAGCCCATTCACAAACGAGATCGGCACATTCTTAAACTCGGTATCCAGGCGGTATCCATTGAGAGAAATATTAAAGGACTCCATTGTATCTATTAGTTGTTTCGTTATTACCTATCCGTTTTTTTCAGGAGAACCAGCAACGAGATGAATAACCAACCGATTTTGTTTTACAGCACGCGGTGTTCTCATTCCCAGCAGATTATCCAGACGCTCAAGGGTCTCAAGAAGGAGAATCTCTGCCGTATGTTTGCGATTGATGGAAAGCAAAGGAATGAGCTCCCGCCGTTCCTGAAGAGCGTTCCCACTCTCTACAATCCGGAGACGAAGGATGTGTATATTGGAAAGGACATCTACGCATATATTGCCAAGCCTGTAACATCTCGTCGCGAGGTTCCCACTCAACAGCAACCCCAGGTCGCCGCTCAACAGCCGACTGGATCTAAGCTGAGTGCTCAAGGTGGAAATGAGGGTATCCAAGAGTGGTCCTTTGCTTCGTCCATGGGATTCTCGGATTCGTATTCGGATTGGGGAGCCCCTGAGAAGTTCATTGCTGACGAGCTTCACTATACATACATTGGAAATACCCAGTATACACCACCCAAGCCCGAGCCGGAGACCAAGCAGAGCTATGACGGTGATAAGGCCGGGCGCAACAATGATCTTGCTTCCAGGATGGAACAGATGCAGAAGCAACGTGATGCCGAGTTCGCCGGTCCCGTGCGTCAGTAAGCTTACACATTCTACCAAAGTATAAAGTAGAATGTCCAAGAAGATCTTTATGGACGCCTTCTTCACCCAGTTCCACGAGTTCATGGGTCAGCTGACGAAGGTGTTCCCGAATGATGAAGACTTTAAGATGTATGATGATGCTGTATACCTCGTGCAGAGAATGAACCCCGGACTGGTCGTCTCGGAGTTTGGCAGGCACGTGCTCCCATATGAGGAGGTGATTCGTAAGCGAGATGACGGTTTCTTTATGAATCACAGCTTTGACTCGCTGGAGCCGGATAACACGATGGAGCAGGTTATTCAAAAGCTCAAGGGCTACTGGACCACCCTGTCGGATCAGAACAAGTCCTCCATTTGGGGCTATATCATCCTGCTACTGGATATCCATAAGCGGTGTATCTGATTCCTCAATTCCATAGAGACCCTTAGGATTCAAGGACACCAGTTCGGCTACGGCCGCCTCCGGATCTCCAAAGTTCTGGAAGAGAATCCGAACGGCTTCTGCAGGCGACCACTTACCATCCAACGTTGGATCGTCGGGAATCGTGATGTCCTGCTCGTAGAATGAATCCACCATCTCCTTTAATACCGCACGAGTGCAATTCTTGAAATGAACAATCATGTCGACACGACCCGGACGAATCAGGGCCTTGTCAATACGTTCAGGATAGTTAGAGGAAAAGGCAATAATACGACCATTGGCTTCCAGTGTTCCGTCTAGGAGGTTGAGCAGAAATGACAAGTCAAACGTGTCCTTCTCTTCCTTGCGATCAAACATGTCGTCCTCTTTCTTCTTCTCTTCCACAACAGGCTTCTTCCACTCACGGCGAAGAACCACATCGCCCATCGCATCAATGTCCTCAATCACATAGAGGCGCTCAGCAACCGGGATGATGTACTTCTCCGTATTGGCACCGTTAAAGACGTGAATCTCATCATTGAAGAAGAGGTGCTGAAGCTGTTGCTTAGTCTTGATCTCGGAAAGCTGAATGTTAATGATGTGCCTACGACCGGCATTCGCGATTGCCTTGATGCTTGACGTCTTACCGGTTCCGGGAGGACCGTGAAACATGAAGCCTAGCGTATACGGAATTCCCTTCTTCTCATACCAGTCGCGATGTTCCAAGAAGAACTTGACACGATCCCTGACCTGTTTACGCTGATCAAAAAATACATTCTCAAATGTGCGGGTGGTCACAAACTTAGTCTTGGTATACACGAGGTGAGTGGACGGAAGAGGATTCTGAATCGATCCCTTCGTCTTGGTCTGAACCATTTGGTCAAAGTAGTATCGGTGAGCACCCAGCTTATTTGCCATCCTGCGCTCGTAGTCGGTGTTGCAGGTATCCACAAAGGTCTGGAGGTGCTGGACATCATGTTCGTAGCAATAAAGCTTGAACTTGATGACCTCAGGGGCACCGTCTGTGACCTTGAGATCCATGAGCTCAAAATACACATCATTGTCCAGACAGACGGGCTCAAATTCGTTAGGGAGATAGTCGTGATTCGTGACACCTAGTAGGCTCTTCATGGCAGGAAGGGTCGTTACGAAAAAGACCACTGCATCCATACGGCTGGAATAGATCGTTGCCGGTGTTGTGCGGTTCGCATTGGTCTGTGTCGTGGTTCCACGCTCGCACGTAATGGAAGCACGTGGAGTCTTCATAGCTGACTGGGGAACTTCAACCGACTGACCGGGCTTACGACGACGGCAACACATTGCTGATGCCCACGCCGACCACGTAGGAAAGGTCTTAACTGCAATCTCAAATCCATTGAGCGCCAGCATGTTGAGAAGAGGATTTTTGGTGGATGGCATCTGAAGCATCATCTGCGTCTTGATCAGCTCATTGAACTGCATCCTTTATATGACGCCATACGATGTAATGCACTTGTCTAACGTAGCACCCGTTTGATGCACGGGCTTCGACCTGCGGAGCCGGAGTTCCTTCGATGCCTTGTCTACTGTATCCTGTGAGAGACTCACAAACTTCTTGACATCGCGGATCGGTCCTTGGACATTCATGGTCGGCACATGAAGGCGAAGAGGGGGCAGTTGAACGGCGATCATATCCTCACTGTTGGCTACATACTCCCGAAACTGCTCAATGTCCAGAGGACCCCCAAACATCCGAAGCATGTGGCGATGCGGTGCAGGCGTCAGGGTCTTGTTGACATAGAGCGTTCGGTATAGATCGGACAGGAGTGCATGGCGGGTCCAGCGCACAACATCGGATAAGGATACATCGCCATACAGATACGCCAGGGCACACTCAGGGGAACAGTAGTGTCCCTCACATGCATACATATTCTCGTAAGCATCGTAGCTCACAGGAAGCAGAGATGCCTTCCATGGAAACGGATGACAGCACCACAGGCAGGATGTTGTTGGTCCATAGGCTGCACACTTTGTGCGGATCAGGATATCCTTCATAGTATCGGTATTGAAACGTTCAGCTACTCTGGAGGTCTCCACGGTGGACAGAATTTCGGCATAGTTGGTCAGGGTTGAGGGCTCAGACACAGTAGCCTGTGAAATGTCCACATAGCTAGGTGTGCTTCCCGCAGGAACAGGCAGGTCTTCTTCAACTGGAAGTCTCAGTGAGAAAATCACAGGGGCTTCAAGAAGTTGTTTTCTCGGAGGCATTAGTTTCTTAAGGTGGATTGAGTGAAAGTGTCATTAAAAGCCGGTTACAAATCCAGTGCTTCCAACTCCAGAATAGAGATAGCTTGATGCAAACCCAGTCGCCCCTCGACTTATAAGCATAACTGATTTTTTTACTGGGAGCACCAGTTGAGATGCTCCATCTATATTTGAAAAACCTGGAGTCGGTCCGGTGGCACTAAAAACACAGGACTGGGTGCTTTGGTTAGTGAACACATAAAATCCACCTACTGGAACAGTGGTATCTAGGCTTAAGAGAATCGTGCCCTGAACGCCAGTTGTTACTCGGTAGAGGGTTGATACCGTACTTCCGGACAATTCAAGGGTTCCCTCTGCTTGTTTAGTATCCAGATACTGGAAGTAACCTATAGGACCCGTAGGACCCGTGGGACCCGTTTCATTTCCTATAGCCCCCCACCCCGTTGCACCTTGGACTCCTCGTGCACCTTTAAATCCTTGAGGACCTTGGATTCCAGTTGCCATTTATTAAAGAACAATAAAGTTACTTCCGGTGTATAACACAGTCATCTTATGACTTCTTTCAAGTGTCAGCGACGTCGTGAGATCGTTGCCATCGTATGTGACGACTCCATTTTCAAATGTAATTGACATGTCCTTGTCATCGTTATTTTTGAAAAGCCAAAAATTACCCGCCTGTTCGGGTGTTGGGAATGCCTCGTTAGTGGTCTCCACTGCAGTGGATTCTTGAACAGCACCAGCTCCACTTGAAGATGAACTTGTGTTTGTAGTTGCAGCTACGGAAAACGTAGAACCCGTTGGACCTGTTGGAGCAGGAAGAATCCTCACTTGACCCGTGGGAATTACATTGGTTGGATTATTAAGAGTTCCTGTAATCGTAATAAGTGCATTTGCCCGGAGTCCAAGGTCTGCAACGGGGGTGGTTGTCGTATAGGTGATGTGTGTAGTTCGTCCGATTGCAGATGAGATTGTCCCCGTAGGACCCACGCCGTAGATCGGGTCGTAGCCGGGGAGGTAGATCGTTAGTGGAGCGGGATTTCCATTACCGACTGCGTCGGCTGTAAGATTATACCAAGTTCCAAGATTCTGGGGTGTCAAATATATTTTACCAGTATCGCCAGTCGGGGTTGAAGTCGTAATCCGTGCACTTGTATATCCAAATGGCGGACCCCGAAATGCATACCTCGGAGGACCCTGTAATCCACGAAGCCCTTGCAATCCTGTCATTCCGGTGATTCCTGTTGGAGCCGCCATTTATCAGAAAGCAATATATTCCGCGGTAGCTCCCGAACCAGCAAAAAATACAAATGTAATTGATTGCCCTGGAGCGAGTCCCAAGTCGATGGATGGCTGTGGATTTTCACCTTGCGGACATGTTAATACGGATCCGGGTATTGTAAGCTTAAATATTCCCTCGCTAATAATGATCCTTTGTTCCATCGATATATATCCATTTGTAATTGTCCAGAATGTTCCATACTCACCGCTAGTAAGATCAGATGGAAACCTAAATGATGGTTGTCCAGCAGTCTGAATAGTGTAAAGACCACCTGCATTTGTGAGCGGGATAGTGATCGCGCCGCCGCTGGCGTCAGTTACATCCACACGTCCCGTAGTGCTATAAAACGTTGTTCCAGGCGCCCCATACGGAGTTCCTTGAAGTCCTTTCCGTCCAGTTGTTCCTGTATGTCCTTGAGGTCCTGTGGCCATTCTTATGTAAAACGGAAGTTAAAATCTTAAGATACAGAACCTTACCCACGAGAAAAATGACCGACCTTTCCACAGCCTATCAACGCAAGACGCACCGCGAGCATATTCTGGACCTCCCCGACACCTACATTGGTAGTGTGACGACCGCCTCTGAGGAGGTGTTCTTGAGGGAGGACGAGACATTCAAGGCAACAACCATCCCTGTGAATCCTGGTTTCTACAAGCTGATTGACGAGCTCCTGGTCAATGCTCACGATCAAGTTGTGCGTCTTCGCAGTCGCCAGTCAACAAACCCAGTCAAATCCATCGAGATTGACTGTGGAGCAACGCTCTTCAGTATCAAGAATGATGGTGAGCCGATTGATGTTGCAGAGCATCCGGAGCACAAGACCTGGATTCCACAGATGATCTTTGGTGAACTGTTGACGAGCACAAACTACGACAAGAATGAGAAGAAGCTTGTGGGTGGTAAGAACGGATATGGTGTGAAGCTAGTGAACATCTTTGCAAATGAGATGGTTGTTAACGTAGTGGATCAGCCACGCGGACTGAAGTATAAACAGACATTCCGCAAGAATATGACAGAGGTAGAGAAGCCGATCGTGCTGGCAAACAAGGGTAAATCAAGTGTTCAGGTGATTTGGACACCCGACTTCAAGCGATTTGGAATGGAGAGCATCGATGATGGAATGATTCGGCTGATTGAGCGCCGTGTCTGGGATCTGGCGATGACCCTGGGCAAGGAGGTCAAGGTGACATGGAATGGCACTGCGGTAAAGTGTAAGAATCTGACCGAGTATGCCAAGGCATTCGGCTGTGATCCGGTGATCTACGAGACCCCGAATGAGCGCTGGCACATTGCGATTGCTGACAGCCCGGTGGACAAGCAGTTCAGCATGTCCTTTGTCAATGGCATCTGGACATCCAAGGGTGGCACGCATGTGGATGGCATCACCAATCAGGTGGTGAATCACATCGTGGAGTACCTGGAGACGAAGAAGAAGGTGAAGGTCAAGCCGGGTATGGTGCGTGACAATCTGGCTGTCTTCGTGACCTCCATGATTGAGAACCCGAGCTTCACGTCTCAGACCAAGGAGACACTGACGACCAAGTCAAGCGCCTTCGGCTCCAGCTTCAAGCTGTCGGACGACACGCTCAAGAAGATCGTGACCAAGCTGGCGATCGTGCCGAAGATCCTGGAGGCGCAGTCGGCGAAGGATGCTAAGGACAACAGCAAGACGGACGGCAAGAAGCAGTCCAGAATCACAGGCATTCCCAAGCTGGACGATGCGGTGATGGCGGGCACAAAGGATTCTGCTAAGTGCACGCTCATCCTGACAGAGGGAGACTCAGCCAAGGCGATGGCGCTGAGTGGTCTGAGTCAGGAGCAGAGGAAGCTCTTCGGTGTCTATCCGCTCAAGGGTAAGGTGCTGAATGTGAAGGACACGTCCGACGCCAAGGTGGAGCACACCAAGGAGATTGCCGAGCTAAAGAAGATCATCGGTCTTACCTCGGGCAAGAAGTATACGGACGTGAAGGACCTGCGCTACGGGTCTATTATGATTATGACGGATCAGGATCTGGACGGTAGCCACATTCGTGGTCTGCTGATCAATCTCTTCCACGAGCTCTGGCACGAGCTGATTGCGATCCCGGGGTTTCTGACCTACATGGCGACGCCGATCGTCAAGGCGAACAAGGGTAAGGAGACCCGTGTATTCTACTCTCAATACGAGTATGAGCAGTGGCGTGCGGGTGAGGGATCGAAGGGCTGGAAGGTGAAGTACTACAAGGGACTGGGTACCTCGACTCGTGATGAGGCAAAGGATTACTTCAGCAAGGTGAATGCGGTTCGCTTTGACTACGACGACAAGGCTGATAAGTCCATTGACCTGGCCTTCAATAAGCAGAGGGCTGATGACCGCAAGGAGTGGCTGAAGGGCTACGATCGCACAGCGCTGGTTCCGACGGGCAATCGGGTTCCGTATGATGACTTTATCCACAAGGATCTCATCCACTTCAGCTACTATAATCTGGAGCGTTCAATTCCGAGCGTGATGGATGGTCTCAAGACGTCACAGCGTAAGATCCTGTATGCGGCGTTCAAGCGTAATCTGACACAGGAGATCCGTGTGGCACAGTTCGCAGGATACGTGTCGGAGCACACAGGATATCACCACGGTGAGGCCTCGCTGAACGAGACCATCGTGGGCATGGCACAGGACTTCATGGGATCCAACAATATCCCATGGCTGGTTCCTCAGGGACAGTTCGGGACCCGTATTCAGGGTGGTAAGGATGCAGCGTCGCCCCGTTATATTCACACCTATCTCCAGCCTCGTGTTCGCAAGCTGGTGCCCGAAGAGGACTTTGCAGTGCTGAAGTATCGCGACGACGACGGACTACCGGTCGAGCCCGAGTGGTATGCACCGGTTCTGCCGATGCTCCTGGTCAACGGATCGCGTGGCATTGGCACTGGGTATTCTACCTACATCCCGCCGTG